CAAAACGGAAGCCGTCGTACATGAAGCAATAGCCGTCAATGTGTTCCAGTTTATCCTGGCCGTTGATTTTGGTTCTGATATTGTAGCCTTTAGGGGCTTTCGCCTTTGCCGCTTTGGCAGCGGGCGCGGGCTTCTCTTCAACGGGAACAGGCGCGGCGGGGGATTCTTCCGGGGTGCTTTCATCGTCGCCGCCGTCGGGGGCGTCGGGGCTTTCGCCCCGGCTGCCCATAATCATTTCAACGGCCTTTTCGGCGCGGCTTGCGGCGCTGACAATAAACTTTTTGTCATTCTTCAGAACGCGCAGCCAGCTCTGAATATAAGCCGCGTTGTTCTTCTTGCTGCCGGTGCTTTCAACGCCTGTTTCATTGCAAAGGAATGCCGCGCCAATTTCGGCAACCAGTTCTTCCTTGCTGTACTCTTCCGATCCGAAAGCGGCATTTGCCGCGCCGTCAGCAAAACGGTTCAGACGGGATTTGTGGCCGGTGCTGTGAACTTCTTCATGAAATGCCGTGCTGTAATATTCGGCGGTATTGTCGAACTGTTCCATAAGGGGCAAGTGGATTATATCGCGGACGGGGCTATAAAAAGCCCGATCAGAAGCGGCGTCCTGTTCCAGCGGGATATTGTACTTGTTGAGATAGCCCCGAAAGACTTCTTCCGCGTTAAGGTCTTTTTCCGCGCCACCTTTGCCCGTCCAGCGGGGCGCGATCCCGGAACAGTCTTCTTCAACATTGAACACATTGAAGTATTTCAGAACGGGGAAAGCCTTTTCCTTTTTTTCGCCCGTTTCGGCGTCTTCCACTTCCTTGCGGTACACTTTCCAAAAGACAACGGTCTTAGCCTTTGCGCCCTTGTTGACGCTGCCGCCAGCGGCCTTGATTTGGTTAAAGGTGGCATATTCGCCGGGCTTCAGAAGAAGAAGCTGGTTCAAAAGGCTGTAGGGCTTGCCGGTGCTGAAGCTGACAGCGCCGGAACGGACGCCCGCCCACGGCTTGTTCCACGGGATTATGCCGCTTTCCAGCTGCCGGATAATCTCATTTGTGATAGCTTCATAAATGTCTTTCATTGTTAAATCCCCTTTCAAGGTGTTTTTTCTGTTAGGGTGTTTCCCTATCGCGCCTTAAAGATAGCACAAGGGTGTTTCCCTTGTCAACACCTTTTTAGGGTATTTCCCTAAGTTTGTGAAGACAGCACAAAAAAGCCCGCCGGTTTTTGGCGGGATTGCACAAGGTTGCCCTGGCGGGGCGTTCGGATCGGGAAGCATGGCCGGTGCTACCAGCTGCCGCCGGTGCTGACGGTCTGACGGGGCGGGGAAGTGTTCTAATATTTATATGTATATATGTTATAGGCAGCCGCCGCCGGGGCGTTCCTAATATATATATGTATTCTGTATATGTTATATGTTATCCCGCCGCTGGACGGTGTAACCAGTATAACTATATATATGTATCTTATCGTCTGTTATATATATTAAGGGATAGACAGTTATAAAATCCGGGTGGCCGCCCGACCCTTTGATATACCCCGGGGGAGTATTCTGTCCAGGCTGATCGTGCAGCTGTCAAGGGAAAGTACTTGACAAGTTCACATAATTGTGGTATAAGATACGGCTGACAGGGGCTTACTTCGCTAAATACATATTAAACGAAGTTGGAGTTATGCGGTGCGCGGACACTTGCCGCGATCTGTACGCGTATCGCGGAATATGGTAGCAATAGCCGCCGCTGCCCCGGGACCGGGGCCAGTTATCCCCCGCGCCGCGTGTTTTTAATGGTATCGCGCAAGGCCGGTTTTGGATCCGGCAGCGCCGCCCCCCTGGCGGAAAAAGTGGGGTGGTGTCTATATCTATATATATATAATATTCCCCATACGCTTCAGAGTTAGGTTACAACTTCCTATATAGTTAGGGTAACGGTCATTGGTTAAGGGGAATCCAAACTGAGACTTTGATTCTGCGGAGAAAGTGGCAGAGAGGCCGGGGGAACTCCAGGAAAAATGTGAGCGGGGGCAGGGGAAAAAGTGCCGCCCCCCTTTTAGAACAAGGCTCTGAAAAAATAATAAGACCCCTCTGGGAGTTTGGGTTACATAAGATGGCACACCGCCTGTTCTGGTTTAAGACCGGGACGGGGGTTGCGAGGGGGAGACAGAACACTCCCCCTTTATTTTGATATGGATGCTTAACATATTAAGTAAGGAGCGGCGGTATTGAAGTGCATCAAGAGCAGTCTTGGAGATTTCGATGAAGTAAAGATTCTGCCGCTGGCGGACTTGCATCTGGGTGATGTGAACTGCGACTTCCGGCAGATCCAGTCATGGTTATCGTATATCAAAGAGAACGAGAATGTATTCACGATCCTCGACGGTGACTTGATGGATTCTGCGATTATCGGGAGCATCGGGTCTGTCTATACTGCGGAGATTCCGCCGATGTCACAGCTGGAGCAATGCGTCAAGCTGTTTGAGCCGATTCGTGACAAGACCCTCGCCGTGTTGCCCGGCAACCATGAATACCGAATTTTCCGAAGCACGGGCATCGATACGACGGCTTTGATGTGCGACCAGCTCGGGATCTCCGACAGATACTCCAATACTTCTGCCCTGCTGTTTCTGCGATTCGGCAAAGACCACGCTGCGGGTCGGCACGGGCGGGAAGTCCAGTACACGGTCTTCTGTCTGCACGGAAACGGCGGCGGTCGGAAAGAGGGAGCGAAGCTCCAGAGACTGGTTGACCTGTCCTCTATCGTAGACGCCGACATTTACCTGTCGGGCCACACGCATCTGCCGGTGGTGGCGAAGACGAGCTACTTCCGGGTAAGCGTGACGAACAACAGCGTATCCAAAGTACCGAAGCTGTTTGTGAACTGCTGTGCGGCTCTGGAGCATGGGGGCTATGGCGACAGGATGGGTTTCAAGCCCGCAAGCACGGATATGCCGGTGATCTGTCTGAACGGACGGAAGAAACAGGCGACGGCGAGTCTGTAAATTTACCAGTAAATTTACTGGTGTGTCCCTGTAAAGGAGAGAACGATGGCGAAAGCCAGAAAGACAGCGAAAAAGGATTTCGTCTGGAACCCCGGCGAAGTGAACCCCAAGCAGCAGCTGTTCCTGGACTCCGAAGCCATGTTCACCTGTTACGGGGGAGCCAAGGGCGGGGGCAAATCCCACATTATAAGGATCAAGGCAATCGGCGGTGCGCTGTTCAATCCCGGCATCAGCATCTTGATGATGCGGAAAACATACACCGAATTAGAGGAAAACCTCATCCGCCCGATTCTCAAGGAGCTGCCGCCAGCTCTGTATTCCTACAACGCCACGACGCATCTGATGACTTTCGATAACGGAAGCACCATCAAATTCGGGCATTGGCAGGGCGACGAGTCGGAACACGAATACAACGGTCTGCAATACGACTGGATCTTCATAGACGAAGCGACGCAGTTCACGGAGAGAAGCTTCAACTTCCTCGGCGGCTGTATGCGCGGTACTTCCCCGTATCCCAAGCGGATGTACCTCACCTGCAACCCCGGCGGCGTCGGTCACTTCTGGGTGAAGCGGCTGTTCATCGACCGGGACTTCCACAGATTCCCGAACGAACCCGAACGCGACGAACACCCGGAGAACTACAATTTTATATTCGCAACGGTAGAGGATAACAAATGGCTTTTGGAATCCTCACCGATGTATCTGAAGAACCTTGCGAGTATGCCGGAAGACTTGCGTCTGGCGTACCGCTACGGCAACTGGGACGCCATCGGCGGCAACTACTTCCCGGAGTTCCGGGAGAAGAAGCACACGACGCGGCCGTTCCGCATCCCCGACCATTGGCCGCGATTTAGAAGCTTCGACTACGGCCTGGATATGTTCGTGTGCCTGTGGTGGGCAATCGACGAAGACGGTCGGTGCTGGTGCTACCGTTCGTATGAGCATGAGAAGCTGATTGTAAAAGAAGCGGCGAAAGCCATGCTCGACCACACGATGCCGCATGAAAAGATCATCTGCACCTATGCCCCGCCGGATATGTGGAACCGTCAGAAAGACACGGGCAAGACGATGGCGGAAATCTTCATGCAGCAGGGGATCAATGTTGTCAAGACGGAC